TCAAAACTACATCCGTAAAAATTTCACTCCAATCAGTAAGCCCAAGGCCATAAGTATCCATACTCCATTCAAGGAAGACATCATCAGATATCTGGATTTTCTCATTGGCAATGGCCGCAACAATGTTGGTGCTGTCGATGCCATTAGACCGCGTGGCCCAGGTGAGTTCCAATTCAGCCGGGTCCTTATCGATCATGTCAAAACGACGCAGGAAATAATTACATAAAAACGGGATGTGTCGAAATTCATATGCATAAGACAAAGCCTTACCAGCCATGTAAACGTCATCGCTCACACTGGAATTGCTGGTTGCCCGGGCGTTAAACCGGGCCAAAGCTTTGCCGATCTTGGGAACAGAACAGCTGACAGAACCACGGTGGATGAAGCGACGTGACAAAAAAGTCGCATCACCATCAAACAACGGGTTCTTAGCCTTCAGAACCATTCTGAAGGTGGCAACGTCAGCCATCCATTGATCAGGATCCATTCGGATAGAAGTACGAGCAAGGAGGTCATCACCCAAAACCAAAGCACGGGCCTTCAGTTTTTGCCGGCGACAACTAACTGCAAACATGGTCATGTTATACATGGAGTTTCTGTTAGTCGTGTTTGTCGCACCGGTGGGTAATTGATTTTTGATGCTTGCCCACAGCCCAAAGGCATGTGACTGCACACTAAAATCCCTCAATGATCTTTCCAATTCGATGAACCAGTCAGGCATAGATAATTTTGCGAGCCAAGCCAAGTAAATCGTGGTTACGGAAGCGCGTTGCTCAGAATCGTTACGCGAGTAATCTCCTTCAGCCCAATGGGCGTAGGTAGTATCGCACAACCAATCTGTGTAAGCAACATCACTACACTTGTAACCCAATTTAAACTCGACAGGCCCTACTTGGGTAGAGTCCAACAGCACCAACAACCTCCTCATGACCTCTCTTGCAAAAGGGCCAGTCAGGGCGTTATAGGTGTCAGTTCCAGCACAAATGATACGTGGCGCCCAAGTAGCGTCCAATCGTTTCAACAGACATTCTTGTTTAACAGATATGTCTTTCTTGCTCAGTTCACTGTGGTCAACATCAAAGAATCGTTTCATTGCCAAGTTCATCCGAACTTTCTTGTTTTGGTCAAATGTGTCCAACCAAACCTCGACATCCTTGTCCGTAAGAACAAACTCTTCGAACAAGGAGGGCAATTCGTCAATGACTTTCAATGCTTCCACTAGCGACTCTTCTACAATATCATCGGTATGCAACTTATTGAGGCGCTTGTTGAATGCAGCAAGCAAAGACTCCTTGTCATTGGAAGTGACAACGGGAATTTGGTTGCCCAACAGAGGACCCAGTTGGTTGATAGGGTTTTGAGGAACTTTGTATTCCTTGTACCCCTCGATGATAGTGAATGGAACGACGGCTTCAAATTCTCTTACGGGAATCAATTTGAGACGGCCGCCAAGATCAGTCCGGTCGAACTGTTCTTGTTCAGCGTCTTCCGTGACAAAAGGTAACGTGTCAGGAGGGCGACTTCGAAGTTGTTTCATACGTTTATGAGAGCGTGATGGCATGTTGTTTAGTAGCG